ACCAGCCTTTTCCCAATTTATGTTCAAGCTCTGCCCCAAGTATACACTTGGTCTGACTGCAACCCCAGAGCGAAAGGATGGACTTACCCGTATCCTCTACTGGTTTCTAGGGGCTTCGTTCTTCACGGTGGAGCGTGAGAATCAGAAGCATGTCGAGGTTCGGAAGCTGTCATTCGACTGTGAAGAGTTCAATTCTGGTCCACCAATCAACCGCATAGGCAAGGTGTCACTTGTCGATATTGTCAACTTGCTGGTGGGCATTGAAAAGCGGAACAAGATGATTCTGGATACCGTGAAGGAGTGTCTGGCTGAAGATCGGAGGGTTCTGATTCTGACTGATCGCAGAGGTCACTGCTTCGAGATGCACGAGGCGCTGCCAGAGTCTGGCTTGTATATTGGTGGTATGAAGGAGAAGGATCTCGAAGAGTCGAGTCGCAAGAAGGTTATTATAGCCACCTTCAGCCAGGCTCACGAGGGTCTTGACATTCCATGCCTTGACACTGTGATATTGTCCACCCCTCACTCTGATGTGAAGCAGGCTGTCGGCCGTATCCTACGAGAGACCAAGGGGAAACAGAACCATCCAGTAATCTACGATATAGTAGATCATTGGAGTGTCCTCTTTGCGATGTGGCAAAAGAGACTGAACATGTATCGCGAGTCTGGTTTTGCATGTGAGAAGGAGCCTGAACAAAAGCTTCAGGGGTGTCTGTTTATTTGAATCCATCGATGATTGCCATGAAAAAAACTCCTATGACAAAAAACATTACTAGATAATTGCATTCCGTTACTTCACCAACTGGACCTGATTTGTGAAGCACCGGTTTGTATCTTGTGGGTGGCGGACTGAAGTCAACTGGTGCATATGATAGCATTTAAATTAGAGGAGATTTTTATAGCGTCACCTCCTTCTTTTTCTTGGTTGATCGCTTGCGGCCCACCGACTTGATTGTCACATCCTTCGTGTCTGATGTGATTGATACAATGTCGGACAGGTCATCGTCTGAAGGCAGCATCTGAGCTGGCTGAGTTTCGCGAACAACTGGGCGAGAGTTGGCTGGTGGCGGTGGCGCCATGAATCCAGTCATCAGAGAGCCGAGATCGATACCTGGGCCACGCATCTCGCGACGGCCATTCATGTCCCGGGGAGTTGGTGGGCGCTCACCCCCCTGAGAGTTCTGTGCGGCTGTTTTCTTGATCGCATCCATCATATTCTGAACCAGCTGAGGGTTGTTCTTGAGTGCGTCACCGCTCGAGATGCCCGCCTGCTTGAAGATGGACTTGCTCAGATGGAACATCATTGCTGAGCCACCCACCATCATCAGAAGCTTAATCTCTGGTGCAACTGCCACCTTGTTCTTGTATTTGGCGTGCAGCTCCTCAAAGACAGTGTCATAGTCATCCACATTCTCCATCATATTCTCGGACCATCCGTCCAGCTCGATGTCGAATGGATCGTAGCGCTTGTTAAGAAACTCGAGGCCAGTCACGCAAGCAATCATCACCCGACGAGCCACCTTGACAGACTGATCAGTCTCAATCTGGTACATGATGCGCTTGTACTCGGTACGGATCTGCTCGATATCCGAGTAGGTGGAAAGCTTGCCGGATGTCTTGAATCCCTTCTTCTCGAGGCGTGCCAGCTTGTTCAGGAGGTCCGCCTTTTCATCCTCGATGGATGTGTAGCCCTCAGAAGGCTGGGGACCCATGGGCATCCCACCACCCATGCCCATACCTCCTCCACCCATGCCCATACCGCCTCCACCCATATCAAACTCATCCTGGGGTGGCATGCCCCCGTCCCACTCCTCAGGGGGTGGTGGACCCCCGCCAGCTGAACGCTTGACTGGGTTCATGAAAGCATCCATCGAAGGATCCATCTCGCCATAGTCCTCCATCGGAGTCTGAGGCATGGTCATCATGGGTCGCATTGGGGGACGGTATGGCGGTGGCTTTCTCATCGGAGGCTTTCCGACAGGGATTGTGCGCTGGATGTCAATCTCATCCAGTAGAGCCCGCTCATTTGCATCGAGTTCCATCGTCAACCCAGTATCTTTAGTAACAACTACGTCAGCCATCTGACACTTTATAAGAAATGAAGCGACTGGCTTTAACGCAAAAATAATGTCGACTACTAACAAATGGCTTTGCTCAACCGTCTTCAACGTCAGACTGGTATGTACATTTTGATTGCTCTGCTGGCTCTTTGGCTCCTGTCCAAGATGATGGGTAAGAAGAGCTATCTGTATGACCAGCGCCGTCTGCGTCCAGTCGACCTGGCTGCCAAGTATACTCAGGAGGGTGACCTGTTCAGCCTGCCCTATAAGATGGAGTGCACCCCAGGCATGTTCTCCAGCACATCGGCAATGTCAATGGGTCTGACCCCAGGTGGCATCTGCGGCGACCAGGACATGATCCGTAAGCAGATGAGTGAGTACAGCATCGACAGCGGCATCGGCGGCGGACTGCTGGAGAAGTTTTAGATTCACATAGTAGATGGAGTATCTCTTGTATGTAGACTCCAGAAATCGAGACACCTCGTTGTACCCCTCCGGGAACAACTACGTTCTAAACTTGGTAACACCCATACGGAATGTATCACGTGTAGAACTCATGTTTGCAAAGGTCCCAAATACAATGTACAATCTGAACACTCCACGATTCCTCAGATATGCAAATTCTGTATCGTCATCCAATCTCTATTTGCCACCGGGCTTTTATTCAGCTGCCCAGCTGTCCAACACTCTGACCATTTCCAAGAATTTACCGTTTCTGACAACGAATGTACTGACCGCAGAGGGGAAGCTTCTGTTCATATCAACAGACTCAACCTTTTCACTGACCCCACTCACTGCAGAGGCGACGAGGCTGACGGGCATCACAGGAACTCTAAACTCGGCTGCCGCTTCAACCTTTCCTGAATATGCAAATAATGCCATTTTTAGCGGAAAGTACCTCATCAAGTCATCCAATGTTGTCAACACATCGACGAATGAGTTTGTGTTTCTGGATATCGAAGAGTTCAGGACAACCAGAACTCATGATGCTCGAAAGCTTGTGACGGTCACATCCACAACACCCTCTGGGAATACGATAGTTCGGCAGACTACCGAGTCGCCAGGAGTCGAGCGAGTTTTTGCCATGTTCCCGATGGATGTTGATCCAGGCAACTTCAAGGTCTATGACTCGAATTCTGACACGTATATGAGTGCCAACTTTCAGCAGCGAATCCCACAAGTAGCCAAGCTGACTGTTCGGTGGCAGGATGCATCAGGTAATTTACTGGCATTCAATGGGCTTGAGCAAAACTCGTTCCTGCTCCGACTCATATGTGATGAGGTTCCAGTAACACTTGAGCGGCCAGAGGGTCTCCCCTCACCGGTTGACATTGACAAGGGTCCTGATCAGAGAAGGATGATTATCATTGCAGTTTGTGCAGTACTTCTCATGGGATTACTCGTAATTTCTTTCATGAAGAAGAGTGTATAAAGAGCATCCTACACTGTCACCTATATGGTACTATATTCTCTTGATCATCTGACTCAGCCAGAGAATCAGTGTGTTCTGGGGCCTATTCAAGATGATGAAGCTCTAGTATTGTACGCCTTGATCAAGTGTATGAGACTCCGTCGCGTGTTTGAAATTGGGGGTCTTGATGGGTATTCAGCCAGGAACTTTCTGAAGGCGGTGGGTCCGGAGGGTATCGTCTATACAGTCGATTACAGCTACGTTGCACCACAGGCTGAAAATCACAAGTGCCTGCTAAAGAATGCACTGGATGTTACTTCTGAGGATCTTGACAATCAACCACTTGATCTCATCTTCTTTGACTGTCATGACATGGTGCAGATGGAAGTTTACGAGCGCCTATTGTCTAAAGGTCTTGTAAATGACTCGACAGTTTTAGCTCTGCACGATACTAATTTACACTACGTACACGTGTGTCCCTGGGCTCCGTGGAACGGTAAGGGGTGGGTACATCAACACGTGGAGAGAGACATGGTGAACATATTCAAGGAGAAGTATGCCTACGATGTATTTTGTTATCACACCGAAAGTAGGCATCATGATGAAAAGTTGCCATTCCGGCACGGAATAACAATATGTAAAAAATTTGTTAAACTCTAGTATAGATGAGCGTCTTCAATGGAACTCGGCACTGTTGCTCTTCAGACGTGGGAAACAATCAGGTAGTTTTAGGATCAGCAACATCACTCGATGCATTTGGCCGCCTCCGAGTTAGTCAGCCTTACACCCTGTTTGACTCGCACCAACACTATCAGCTTGACAAGTCTTTTTCTTCAAACGTAGCTAACAATGGTACCATCACATACATGCAACAAATGTCAGCCTGTAATCTCATGTGTTCCAATGTGCTTGGTTCTTTTGCTGCACGGGAGACCAAGTATGTATTTACTTATCAGCCTGGAAAGTCGCTACTCGTTATGGCGACATTCGTCATGGCTCCCCAATCGGACGGGCTTGTCCAACGGGTGGGATACTTTGATGTGAATGATGGTATATATGTCGAGCTCAGTGACCAGTTGTACATGGTGCGCCGAAGCAACTCTCTTGGTACAGTTACAAATACCACAGTAGCGCAGTCTGCATGGAACACGGATCATCTGGATGGGTTTGGTCCATCAGGGATCACGATCGACATGACAAAGAGTCATATTTTTTGGACGGACATAGAATGGCTAGGAGTTGGCTCTGTTAGGACAGGCTTTGTAATTGATGGTAGATACATAATATGCCATGTTTTCAACCATGCAAACTTTTTAAACTACCCATACATGACTTCGGCTATAAATCCGGTGCGCTATGAAATTCGAAACACAACAGGTGCAGCTCCGGTATCAAATCTTATGCAAGTTTGTTCTACAGTTATCTCCGAGGGTGGATATGATCAGCAATATGCCTTGCACTCGAATATCGCATATTTTAGTCGAACGATGACTGTTGGTGTGTGGTATCCTCTCATGTCCATAAAATTGTCTGACGGGTTCTTGGATGCGGTTGTGCAGATTCGTCAAGTTGAGGTGGTGTGCACTACAATTGATACTTTCCAGTGGGCTCTATGGAGCAATGTCACTTCAGCTAATATAGGAAATCCTGTTTTTATACCTCATGTGTCGAGTGCTCAAATACAGTTTAATGGCAATGCAACATCATTCACAACAACAACATGTGATCAATTTTCGAGTGGTATAGTAACTGGAACTAACCAAGCTCCTGGAGTTTCAGTAATTGAACTGAGTAAGTATTTTTCTCAAATAGGAAGAAACTCGTTCACAGGCACATCTGATATTATTACTCTCGCAGTTATGAATATCAAACCAGGAGGCTCGGCGGTGAATATTCAAGCGTTACTTTCTTGGAATGAACTTTTCTGAGTATAATATAGAAATGGTGTATGTCTACGCCGATTCAACAAACAGGGACACAACACTGTACCCAAGTGGGAATTCGTTTACGCTCCACTTGACTACACCCATCCAGCAAATTGTGGCTGTCGACCTCGTATCAGCCAAGGTGCCAAACTCATTCTACAATCTAACCTCAGGGTCGAACGTCTTTCAGATCAACTCAACCTTATTTTCACTTTCCCCAGGCTTTTACTCAGCATGTGGACTCGCCAAGTCAGTCACCGATTCAACCGGTAAATCCCATGTGACTGAATTTGTGGCTGATCAGGGAAAATTCATCATATCGTCTGTGGGAGCTTTCACCTTTGAACCCCTGACATCCGAGATTCAGAATCTTCTTGGTATGACGGCCAGTATTCACACGGCTGTGTTAGGGTCAAGCATCCCAGAGTACACAAATGATCCATATTATGCGACTCGCTACATTGTCAAGTCTGATCGAGTGATTGATCTTTCGACGAATGAGTTTGTGTTTCTGGACATTGACGAGCTTCGTTCGGTCCAGATGGTTGACTCCAAGTCTCTTGTTTCAGAGACATATGCCGGTACAACCATTCGATCCACCTTTGGCATGATTCCTATGGATGTGTCATCAGGGACCATCAAGCACTTCAAGGAGCAGACGGACTACAGGCTCCGCATCACCTTTGACACACCCTTGAGCAAGATTTCACGTCTGACTATTCGATGGATTGACAAGGATGGACAGCTCCTCAATTTTCAGGGGTTTGATAATACAGCCTTTGTGTTGAGGTTCGAGGTGAACGAGCCCAAAGAGCCTCCACCAGAGCCAGAGCCCAATTTGACGGAGCTCGAGGTGAAGCGACTCGTAGAGTCTATGCTCCCACCACCCATGCCCGCACCTAAGAGGAAGATTCCTCGCATCTTTCTATATCTCGTGATTATGGCTCTTTTGGGGATGGGCATCAAGGTGGTATTCTTCAAGAATAATGTAACAGTACAGTAGGCATGCCATATTCGGCGACATACAGCATAGGATATGGGATCGGTGTCACAGAATTGGTGGTAAAGTCGAATGTGTACTCATCACAAGCTGCGCCCCTGACCAACTTTCTCGGGGGATCACTTTTGAAATCAACCCCAATCACAGTAACAAACTTTACATCGACTGGTAACTCCATCGTCACCACAGGCAATATGACCATGTCGGCACCCCCCAGTCAGACTGACTTTTATGGGGGGTTTACAGGTAACGTCATCAACTGTTCAGAAATCATAGGAGGTAACATCATTGGTCAGGTTTTGTCTCTGAACAGCATCACTGTGGGTGCAAACGTCATAACCACCGGTAACGTCATCGCACTCGTTTCAAGAGCCACCCGATCAAATGCATAC